CCCTCCACCGGAGCGCATGGATTCATTCGTCGCAATCCGTCCGCCAGCACCCCCCATCGTTAGCACTTCAGGGCCACGTTCACCAACTACGTAAGACTCACCAGGGCGTACCTGACCGCCCAGCGCTCGGCCTGTAAGGCTCTTGGCGGAGAAGGACACCCCGGCAGCAATGATTGTCCCAGCGGCAGCGGCGCCCAGCGCGGGGCCAATAATGTTGATGCCCGATAAAGCTTTGTAGGCTTTCATAGCCGCTGCATATGAATCCGAAATGATTTGCGCGGCGTTTTCGCGCTTCTCTGCGTCAGCAAGGTTAATCGCAAGGCGAGCTGCTTGACGGGCGCTTTCGGACTTACCAGAAAGCAACGTATCTTCAAACTCTAAAAGACGCTCTGTGTTCTCTCTCGCTAGCCGTAGCCGCTCTTCATTAGCTTCCTGCTCTAGTTTCTTTTTCTTGTCCAGCCTCTCGATGTCTAAAACGGCGAACTCATCCATCAAGGCGCGTTCTGCCTGCAACAGCTGTTCATTTGCTACGCGCTGAGCTTCTGCTTCTTGTGCTGGATCACGGCCAGCTAGTGCGTCGTTTAGTCTTTCTGCCGAATCGGCTGAACCATCGAGAATGTTTTCAAACCGTTCTAGCGTTGCGGTTTGCTCCTTCACAAGGACCATGTTTGTGCTGAGCGTATCAACTAGCCGTCTAAATTCTGGGTTCGCACTTTCTGCGAGAGTGCCTGCCATCCCAGCAAGAACTTCAGCAAGGTTGTCTATGGTTTCTTCGCTACGGTTCTGCCTAAAGGTGGTAAACGCTACCGCAAGGTTAAGCGCTTGCTCTGTGCTTAGACCGAACTGCTTTGCTATCTCATTGACTTTGTCCCGAACTGACTCCAGGCCAGGATCAATGTCACCGCCTCTACGGAGCTGATTGCGGAAGTTGATGAATGCTCGACCGCCGCGATCAAAGCCTTCAGTCAGCTCGCCAACTTGAGAAACCATCTCTTGCATGGCTTCTTCCATGGCAACACGAGCGCTTGCGATCCCAAGGGCAATGTTTATCTCCGCTAGCTCTCGTGAATCTTTTGCTAGTTGCTGGATCCTCTGGCTAAGGCCCATGGCCCCAGACTCTGTGCGCTCAAACGTATTACCTAGCGTATCTAGTGCATCTTCAAGCTCGTTTACCGCCTCCTCGGATTCAAAGAGGCGAGGCATAAATACGTTTGCTATTGCTGCTGCTATTGCGATGAACGCGCCAAGGAGCGCGCCTCCAGGGCCAAAGAGGGAAGCTACCTGCGAGCCTTGCTGGCCAAGAATTACCAGCGCGTTAGTGCCCATCTGCGCTTGAATCGCAACGTCTTGAAGCTGCATCCCTAGCTGAGCAGTAGAGCCCCGCATTGCGCGGAACTTAGAGCGAGCATCAATAACTTGGCCGCCAAGACGCTTTGTTGATGCGGCAGCTCTGTCTCCTGACTTTGAAACTTGATCTAGGGCGTGAGCGGCCTTCTTTCCGCCAACTTGGTCGATTTGCAGGACTAGTCTTTCAGTGGGCATACTGGCGTCACTCCCCGATACCTAGCTAGCTTCATGATAGCTTCAACTTCCCAGCTTGCCAGCTCATTTCCGGTAAGTCTTATGTAGCTATCAATTTCGCTATAAGTATACTCCGCGAGAGAGATGTACGCCTCAAATACGTCATTGTGCGCGTCCGAAAGCGTTGGCTCTTGATCCAACTCTGCTGGACGCTTGCCGGTCGTTTTTTCTACTTGCTTTAGCGTTTCGTACCGGCTAACTGATGACCCCTCTGGACTTGCGCTCATGTACATTTGCCAGCGCCCAAATCGGACAAAATCATCAATTAGCCGTGTGTAAAATTGGCGTTTTCACTCACGAACTCAAGAAGTTGCGACACTACAGCAGGAGCGTTCTCATACAGCTTTTTCGCGTTAGTTTTTGTAAGCTTAAACTCCTTGCCGTTTTCCACAATCCCGCGCCACGCAACTGTGACGGCGACCAGTGCCTCGACATCCATCGCGTCGTAATCGAGTTCCTCTAATTTGTTTTGGGCTTTCGCGGAAATTATCTTCGATGTATGGCGCTTCTTCTGCTTTCGCCATTCCTTTGAGTCAGCGCCCATAATGGTAATAAAGACATCGGTAGGCTTGCCATCGACCGGGGAGAGGATATTTACCTCTGCCCCGGCCTCGTGCGCTACCGAAGTAGCCAGATTATCAAACTCCATAAAACCGCCCTTTATGGTTTAGATTGTTATGCAGGAGTGCGCGTAACCTTGATGTTTGAAGCATCCGATGTGTCGTATAGACCAACGAAGTCCATAGCGATAGTAATTGCGCCTTCGCCAGAAACATCAGGCTGTCCACTATTATATTTAACGTTGCCGATTTCGATGATGTAATCGTTACCAGCTACGTCAGTTAGCGTCAGAACAATGGCGCTACTTGTTTCGTTAAGGAACTTCTCATAGAGCGCTTTAGACTCAAAGTACGTGGTCAAAGTGCCGGTAAGCCTGCTCTTCCCAATAGCGGGGCGTTGAGTTGTAGCCGACCCTACAGCAAACAACGGTTCAATCCCGTTCTCTAGGCTGAACTCAAGTGCCGTAACGGTAGCAATGGCCGACCCGCCTTCCGTTATTGACCCTGTGAAGGAATCAAATGGGGTTTTGTTGCCGTCTGCGCTATAAGTGCTGGACCCAACTTGCGAGGTGTTCAGGCTAAGGTCTTTGCCAATGATCCCGAAAGTGGCATTTACCATGGAATTTGGCGCAACGCTTAGGGCTACCGAATTGATCTCGCTGCCGGTATGCCGGTGATACTCCACCGTCGCCAGATCATTAAACTCACGCTCAATAGTAAACGAGCGGCGAGTCGTTCCAGTCTTTAATACGTTGGCGGCCCATGAGCCACAGAACGCCGCCTCTAACAGGTCATCAAATGCTCCATATTCAAGCTCTGATGTAATTTCGCCAGACACGCTCTTGTTGCCATGCCGAAAGTCTTCGATCTGTCGATCACCGCGCAGCTTTTCCGACTCAATGCCATCCTTGGTAATACCTAGCGTGGTTCCGGTATGCGGGATCGGCGTCCACGTTGGGCTGCTCGGCGTGGTGCCATACGTCGATTCTGCAACGAAGTGCAGACTGTGTTGTGCGCCATTTGCGATAGTCATGATCGTGCCCCTGTGAATGTCTGCACGTTGATAGAAACAGGGACAAAATACCATGCCCCCTCTAATATTGCAGGACCGATGCTTACCGAACGAACCCGCAAGCTAGTCCCATTATATGTGAGAACCGTCCCACGCTTAAAATGATCTGCTACTGTATCCAGCTTATCCGGTCGCCCTGTTCCACGTGGAACCACTACATCAACTTGATAGACTGCGTTCGTTTCGTCCTTTCCAGTGTCCCCAAGGGATGCCTGAAGCGTGTCTCCTGGCAGAAAGCTAGCTCTTAAATAGGTTGTGCTAGCCGTTGGCTCGTAAGGAATATTTGGGAATGCGACGGGTGTGGAGTCCATGCCATCTAATCGAGCATCTAGCGCTGCCTGCATGTCATTGAAAAATGTACTCATCTTTTCCGACCTCGGATTCGTACGGGGCGGTCGCGCAGGTTCCTCTTGACAATGCTTTCCCACTCAGCAGCGGATATTCGCATCATTCCTGCTGGCGCTTGATGTGACCCGCTAGCAGGAGGTCCCTCTTTTCTGCCCATTTCAATGATGACCGAATACGGCTGGTTATTCGTAAAGAACATCCCTCCGTGTACCGGCACTTGGTCTACCACCTTTTCAACTCTTTGCTTTGCTTTTTTCCGCGTCTTATCCGTGGTCTTTATTATACGCTTTGAAGGTCTACGTAGAGTTGGAATCCAGCTATTGACCAGTAGCCCCGTATCGACAGGCGTCCTGTCTATTACCTTGTTCAAAAGCTCCTTCGCGGACTTTCTAAAAACGTCTTGCGGAATATCTTTAAACTTATTAACCGCTACCCTGATGCTTTTCATTTCCGAATCTGCAAGTTCGATGCGACGACGGCCCCGCTTGGCCCAATGTCGCTAATTGAGATGATGCGGAACGTATCCGACCCCACAACAACTGTATCCCCAACTTCATACGTTTTAGACTCTGCCAGCATCCTACGGTCACCTTGTAGAATAGTATTATCTGAAAGGTCAGAATCAGAATAATCAAAAAGACAAGCGTATCCCGTAAAGGTAGAAGTTGTGTCTGTCGTTGTTCCCGTCGCTGCGCTGTATGCACCTTTTGACACCCTGGTGAACGT